TATCGCACCCCGCTTGACCGAGTCTGGCGCCCAGCCTTTCTTTCTCGAGGCGACTTTTCTTGTAGAAGTCGTTCCCCGTCGACGCCTGTCCATACCTGTAGGAGACTTATTGCGGTCTCCCGCTTCAGGTACCGGGCTGCCCGCGGCCGTGAGAGGATGTTCTCTAGCCGCCGGCGCGTCGAAGTGGAGGATCTGGGGCCCGAGAACGTTCGGTTGGTCTTCAAAAGTTTCTTGACCAACTGTTTGTCCTTTGACCTCAGTGAGGAGGACTGGGTAGCTACGATGATTTTCGCCATCACGACCTCAAGTCTTGGTCCCTTCGGGGACCGGTTCTTGCGGCCGCGTTTGCGGAACTCTTCTGTGCTCACAGGTTTAGGTGGCTTCGGCGGGGTCCCTTTCATTAGGTCCCGCTGTCTCAGGCCGGTTCGGAATGCTATCGCAAAGTCGTCGAGGTCCACATTGGTTATGTGGCTCTCTTCTGACCCAGCGGCAGCGTTCAACTCCGTGCCTAGCCCCTTGGGGATGGGAGGTCCACCCTCGTCTAGGCCGGAATTCCCGCGCGCAAGCGCGAGAAGACCGCCCCATTCGAGCGGACCCCTACCGTTCCCGTAGTGGCTCACCTTACCTGGCCCAGTGCCGCGTGGCACGAACTGTCGCATAGTTCGTTGGCCGATGTCCGTGTACCTGCTGTCGAGCAGACATGGGTCATTAGCCACCGCGAGTTTGGAGCTGGAACGACCAGCCAGACACTTCGCACCCGTCAGCGCCGAAAGGTGCCCTACGTCGTAGGTCACCGCGCTGATGGGTCCGGTTCGTTTGACTAACCGTTCGCAGAAGACTCCATGCGGTCCGTAGAAGCTCTTGGACTTGTTAACCACAAGTCCGAGGGCCTCTAACGTCGACTCATATCGGCGGACGGTCCTTCGGGACCAGAAGCCGGTTAAGTCGTCGCCACAGACTGCGTAGGATTCTTTCCTCGCACCCGCGTGCCACGCAGCAAAGCTGTTGAGAATGCTAAGCACGATCCATGTTGGTCCTAGACCCATGTGGATACCGCTCATCGTGGGGGTGTCACCGTCCAGGTGGCTCCCAAGGAGTCGGGACACCACGGCCTTATCGAACTCGCCCTGTCCGAGACGTTTGCAGAGCAATCTGCCGACGTGTTGGGCCAGGTCGTGGTCGATGTAGTCCGTGGCTGCCTTGAGGTCGGCGCTGTATATCTCACTGGATTTCGATCCAGAGAGGTGTACTCGCCGGCCTTGAAGCATGTCCCTTGTCACGATGCACTTGCGTAGGGCTCTAAGCCATACGCTCGTGATTCGCCGTGCCGTTTGCACTTCCTCAGCAGGATGGAGCGTCGCAACCCTCACCTTGGCACCCATTTCGGGGATTGCCAGGGGCCGTAGGGCTGGACGTACTGAGTACAAGAACGCGAGCTCGATCTGGTCTTGATCGGGAATGGGGAGGGGTTCGCTCCTCCCCTCCTTCCCGAACTGGATCATTTCTTGCACGGCAGACCTGCCTTCCACTCCCG